TTAATAAGCGGTTTTACTATGGGGCATGGTCGGGGCATTTACAGTTATGCTTTTGTTCAGGATAGATAACTGATCCGCATCGTTTTCAGACATCCATTTACCGTAAACTTGATACACCATCCTCGCGTTAGCGTGACCCATTTGCCCGGCGATAAAGTTAGGGTTAGCTCCTGCAGAAAGAGCCCAGCAAGCATAAGTATGTCTGGACTGATAAACTTTTCTGTGACGAATTCCCGCACGCCGCATAGCCGAGGCCCAGCTTTGGTTCAGTGAGCCAGTGGCGTAGTTAATCCCACAATGAGGGTTTTTAGTGTACACGGCAGGGCTGAAGACGAACGTGCACTTATCCAGTCGCTTTTTACCGTATTCGCGTAGAGCGACACTGATATCATGCTGCTTACCAAGTCTTGTAAGTTCCGCTTGATCTCGTAAGACAGCAATAGCTGCATCAATCAGCACTATTTTCCTGTCTGTTCCGGCGTCAGTTTTAGGAGGAGTAAAGTTACGGGCGGCAGTGTAATTCCTTGTGACAGAGATAGTACCAGCCTTGAGGTCTACATCTTCCCAAGCTAAGGCACATATTTCACCATGCCTCATGCCTGTGTAGACCGCCAGACTCCAGAGGTTTTTAAGCTGGCGATTGTCGCAAGCTGCGATAAGTCGCTCAAATTCATCTTTAGTTAATGGGTCTGGTTCTGATTTTGCTCTCTTTAACGAGGTTATGTTTCGCATGGGATTTACAGGTATATAGTCGTTATGGCTGGCGAACTCCAATATCCCATTTATCACAAGCATATAGTAATTTACAGTCGATGCGGTGCGGCCTTTAATTGGTTCCGTATGCCAATGTTTGGGACGTTGAAAACCGAGAAGCAATTCTCTACGTAGCGACAATAAAAACTCTTGGTTTATTGATGCGATAAGAGTATCGGCGCCAATATATGGCATAACATTCTTGATTGCAGCTTCATAACGTACGTACGTATTCTTGCAAACATCGATTTCCTTTAACGAGAGCCATTTCTCACTGATTGTAGCGAAATCGATGTCGGGTTTAGCAACGCCAAAGCGTGCCAAGTGACGTGAGTCTGGGAACTGTGCGGCATAATCAAACGTGCCCGTTTTGATGGCATAGCAAATCGCATTGCGAAGCTCGCCCGCTTTTTTACGATTCTTAGGGGAGTCAGGGACTCCCAAGTTTTCCCTGACTCTTACTCCTTTGTAGATAAACCAGATGCGAAGCTTCCCACCGTGGTTTTCCACACCGGTTGGGTACTCAATCATTACGTCTCCTTTTTACTAAGTTCACTTAAGCTATATAACGGCGCGGCTTTGCCATCGCCTGTCGTTCAATCCAACGATCTATCTCTTCCAGGTTATAAAAGCAGGGGCTGTTATCCCAGGGCTGACCATCAGGCGCGACATGTATGTACTCTTTGCCTTCCAGGAAGCTTTGCTCTCTTGCTCTTTTCAACGTTCCTTTCTTGAACCCTTTAAGTGCAATAAGCTGTTCTTCCGCAACCCATTTCCCAGGCGATACAATCATCACTACTTCACTCATGAAATCCTCCTCGGCCCGAAAGCCGTTATAAAAATACAAAAGTTAACTCACTACTTAAAAGTGGGGCGTGGGCACGGTTGTTATTGCGGCATCACTTCATCGTAAGCTGTATCTGGTTCGCTTTTCTCCGCGCTAGAAGGGGCGGGGAATTCGTAAGGAGCCCCTTCCAGTTGAAGCCATAGAGCGGAGCGGGCCGCTTTGATGGTCGGCCAGTCCATGCCTTTAATTCGTTCCCAGGATCGAGAGCAGAACACCTGTTCCAGAAGATCGGCTTTAGCGCGTTTAGCGTCGTTACTTGTGCCGCCATGATGTTTATTCAGCAGCTCGACGATCTCATCGAGGGCGATCTCTTTCGCGCGTTTCTCTTTCTGCCATGTCGGCAAACCATCATCGGCAAACAGCTCGCCATTATCACGAGAGGTATCCACGCCTAAATGTGTTCCGCCCAGGTTAAGGAACTCAATGTGCGGCAGAAAGTGTTTAAACGTCGGGTTCGCGAATGTCTGGCCGTCAATGCGCGTAGAGCGGTCCTTAAGAATGCGCGCGGTGCGCCATACCTGCCCGGACTCAAGATCCATCTGCTTTTCCATCTGGATCAGAATCGAGGGCTCATAACCTGTCTCGGTTTCGGCTTTCATCTTGATACCGGTTTTCTCTAACTGGCGCTTTCCGTCGTCGCCCTCGAAAAAATCATACTCATAGCCCGCGCGGCCACACATGATGATATGAGCCTGGCTATTAACAAACCGGTCGGTAAAACGCCGCCACTCCTGTTTCAGCCACGCCCAGTCTGAGAACTCAAGGCCACGCTTACGTTTGCGGCGGGTTGCGTACTCATCACACAAGCACGTCCAGAAATGACTGATGGAGTCGATGATGAGCACTGAACCGCTTTGTTCAGCTTCATTAACAGCGGCAAGCAGATCCACAAACGCGCGTGTTTTAGCCGTATAAAGCTCAATGTCCTCAGCATCGAAACGGGGTTTAACCCAGTCAGAACCGGTTTCGGTATCAAGGAACATTACCGGCTTATCACCCATTGCAAGCCCACGCTGGCGCATCAACAGGACGAGGCCGATCGCCAGTTCGCTGGCAGTGTAAGTTTTGCCGTCTCCGGCAAAGCCCATGATTCCGGCTTTAAGGAAAGCCTGTGTATTAATGGCTCGTTGGAAAAGGGCCATCTCATCCTCTCCTCAAATCTATGTTAATTGCAGTCTGTTTGGCCGCGAGCGTTTCGGCGGCATACCGCAGGAACTCGGCTGCCTTTTCCTGAAAATCCACATCATCGAAGGTTGCAGTAAGGGCGGCTTTATCCGCTTGGGTGTTGCTGAGTAGAACGTGAAGGTGATGAAACTTAATCTGGCGATCGTATAAGTCGGCCAGCTCTGCTTCTTCCTCTTCCTTGGCTATTTGTAAGTAGTGCTCTTGCCATGCGCGCTCTTCGATACGGTCATGCATGAAATATGCGTTCACGATTCCTCCTGTAAAAGGGCGTAAAAATCCCCGGCGCCTTGTTAGCCGCCAATTACGAGGGTTTGATTAATGTCCGAAAGGGTGGGTCAGTGAGTTAGCAGATTACCGAACCCATCAAGAAAAACTTCGACTACGCGATCAGTAATGCGGATTTGCTCGCGCATTGAGTGAAGGTAAACGTGTTTACCGCGGATCGCTGAGACTCGATAAGCGCAACCATCGCGGAGCGCCATCATTCCAGGTTCAAGGCATTGCCTGATTACCGGCATAGTGCCGTAGTGTTGATTAACCATCTTCTCCCTTGCCGTTATCGCCCGGCTGGCGGAACGTTTTGCTAAGTAATCACTGCGCCGTGATTGCTGTTGATGGAGTAATGTTAGTTATAGCTAACGTTTCAGGCAAGATTTTTTTGTTAGTTTTGGCTAACAGTAGCGGTGCTTGTCGAGTAAGTCGCTGTTTGGGTTGCTTTTATTTTTGTGAACTGCGCTGACGTGCCAGAAGCATTTCCTCGAAAAGTTTGTTGAAGTTATCAACGCGAGCCCTTAGTTCTTCCAGTTGCGCCTGTTGTTCTGATGCAGGTAGGGCGTCAAACAGGTCTATTAGCTCTTTATGCCTTTCATCAAGGATTTGCTGTTTTTCCTCTGAAGGTGGCAGAGGTTCACGTTCATCGTCGCCAAAAAGTATCCATGTGGGAGAGCATCTCAGAGCTTTGCTGAGAGCAAAGAGGTTTTTCCCAGTTGGTTCGCTGTCGTCTCTTTCCCATTGTGAAACAGAAACATGGGAAATTTTGAGCGCTTTAGCGAGCGTTCTCTGTGTGTAATTCATCTCTGTTCGGCGTGCTCTAATGCGCTCACCGATTGATAAGTTTTTCATGTCCATAGTTAGCCAATGCTAAATCCTATTGACTTAGTTATTGTTAACACCTATTTTGTTAGCCATGGCTAACATGAGAGGTTCAGTTATGTACAAAGCAGAAGCCCTTTCATATTTCGGAACGAAAACCAAACTGGCACGCGCAGCAGGGGTTCGTTTGGCATCAATCTATAAGTGGGGTGATTTAGTGCCAGAAGGTAGGGCCGTAAGGCTACAGGTAGCTTCACATGGAGCCTTGAAATATGACCCAGCTATTTACGAGCAGCATGACAAAGAGAAGCATATCGCTTTGCTAAATCATAGAAACCAAGCCTGATATTGCAGGCTGAAAGCCACTTAATGAAAGTAAGTTGTATGGAAGTATCAACGATGAAAAACGCACAGAAACGCACTACGAGTAAAACACTACAAATTGAAACACGAATCAGGAGCGGCATCGCTGCTCTTGGGGTCACACAGGTTGCTAAAGACATGGGAGTACATCATTCGCAAATAAGCCGTATGCAAACGGGGAAAAATTGTTTTGTGGAGCGGGCCGCCAAACTGTTGGCAGTAATAGGTTTCGATGACCGCGAAGAAACGGTGATTATCAAAGGCGAGCAGACGGCAGAGGTGGCGAAAGCGCTGATCTTGATGCTGGAGCATTTAAAAGGCGAAACCCCGTACTGCGCTAACAGTGCCGGGGTTTCTGAACGCAAACACATGGGCATGTAATTTGCGAGATGATTATGACAAAGCAAATTTTGACTATCAACCTCTCGATCATTAGTACGAATTAATAGCGTTAATTGCAGGTGGCGCACCATGAGTATGGAATTGATGGCTAAGGCTATGAAAATCACAGTCGGTAACCCGCTGCGTAAGCTGGTGCTAATCAAGCTGGCGGATAACGCCAGCGATAAAGGTGAGTGCTGGCCGTCATATCAGCATATTGCTGACCAATGCGAAATTACTAAGCGTTCGGTAATGAACCATATAGCAGCGCTTTGTGAAATTGGTTTGATTAAAAAAGAGACACGCATAGGCCCCAAAGGTAATTCGAGCAATCTATATATTTTGAAGCTGGATAACACAGCGAAATCACCGGCAGGTAGTGAACGAAATTCACTAGAAGGGAGTGAATCTGGTTCACTACCTAGTGAATCTCTTTCACTAGGGGGTAGTGAATCTGGTTCACCCAGAACCAGTCACTTTATAGAACCAGTCAATGAAACTATTACGTCAGAGAACGCTACCGCGTCCTCTGGCGCAGTTACAAAACACAAGGATTTGATTGTATCAGTTAGACCCGATGCGGCTATTCGTTCACCAAAAGGCGACAAGTGGGGAACCGTTGATGATTTGCGAACCGCTGAATTAATTTTCGGCAAAGTGCAGGAGGTTACACCTGCCGCGCGCAAACCTAACTGGGCGACATGGGCCAATGACATTCGACTGATGCGCGTAGCCCTAAACGTCACACATGCTGAAATTTGGCAGGTATTCACTTGGGCTAACACCGATCATTTCTGGCAAACAAACATTTTGTGCCCGGCCAAGCTTCGCGAGAAATGGCCTACGCTGACCGCTCAGATGATGCGGCCATCACGTCAGCGCTCTATTGCGCTGCAACAGTATACGCCACACTGGAATAGCCCTGAAGCATGGGAGGACGTACTGTGAGCGAACAACTGATTCAAGCCATTGCACATCGAGACAGCCAGACGCTCTCCCGGCTTGCTAATACATACCAACCTACCCAAGAGCACGCCGCAAAGGGGGTAGTTAACACCGAAGCTGAGCGTTTGGTTGATGCGCTGTTTCGCCAGCTCAAACAGGTATTCCCTGCGTCGGCTGCAACAAACTTACGCACCGAAGCCGACGAGGCGGCAGCAAAGCAGCAGTGGATACTTGCATTCGCAGAAAACGGCATCACCAAGAGAGAGCAACTGGCCGCAGGGATGAAAAGGGCTCGCACCAGCCTTTCGCCGTTCTGGCCGTCGCCGGGGCAGTTTATCGATTGGTGCCGGCAAGGTGAGCTGCAGCAGGCGGGTCTGCCATCTGTAGCCGAACTGCTGGCAATGGTACGCACCTATTGCGCACGGCGTGGACTTTACACATCCCCAACGGATTACCCGTGGCAGCACTCGGCTCATTACTGGCTTGTTACGGGTCTTTATAGCAGTATGCGGCTTAACGGCTGGACAGAGCAGGAATTGGCCGAACAGGCAAAGGTGGAATTGATGAAGATGACTCGGCGTATAGTTAATGGTGAAAAAATTCCTGAACCGTTACCAACTATCGCGCGGCCCAAGCTGCAACCAGTATCTCGTGAGCGTGGGTTAGAGATTATCACTAGGTTACGCAATACATTAGGAATGCAAAATTAAATATAAATTGAAGATATGAGGTTTATAAATATATAGAAGAAGTGTATTTTCAAAACATTTGAAGTGGGGAGATTACATAAAATTGAGCTAAAAAAAGTGTATGAACGTTCGTACAGGATAAAATTAACAAAATCAGATAAGAAGCTGGAACATAACCTGACAGTGGCGATATGTCTACTTTAACCTAAATGATGAGAATCAAAACATTATGATTGTTCATTGCTTAGCATCTTATAATGATTCATATCATCTCGAAGGTATTCGTCTGTTAAAATTAAGAAGTAGGCGAATCGTCTATTTTTTACGATCATAGTATTCTATGATTTGTAGAGCTACTGCGGCAATTTGAACAACTTCTTCTCTGCTGGTGCCAGCGGCTTTACCGCCATAATGATCGTGGAGGACGGCCTGATGATACTCACCGACCTCCTCACCCAGAATCGCTCCCCAGACAAAAGGATCTAGATTTCGATCTGCACCCCACTTGAGATCTTGCCTCTGCATCTCTGCTAAGACATCATTGAGAGCTTTAGTGTCTTGATGTTTATTTTTCATGCGTGCCATCACGTATCTCTTAAGTTTCAGCACTATAATTAACATTAAATTTTTTGAGAGTCTATTTCATAAATGCAACTATTTTTGTAGATCAACCCTATCTTTGCTATAAAATAGTAACCATGTAAAATTTAAGTGGATAACTTTGTACATCACCTTTCAAAGCAAACAGTTAAGAGCTATTTGTGAGAGTATGCACAATGCAAATGAGATCTTTGGTGAACAGTTAGCATCAAGGTTACGTTCGCGACTTTCCGATATATCTGTAGTGGAGAACATACTACAGCTTCCCGTCGGTTCTCCTGAGAGAGCCTTTCAGGATGGTGAAGAGTGCATTACAATTACGCTCAACGGCGATGTGAAATTGGTTTTTGTGTGTGGAAACACGATTAAACCCAAAAATCAAGATGATACGATTGACTGGTCGCGAGTAAATCGGATACGGCTAGTTTGCATAGGTGATGTGAAATGATATTAACACGGGACTTCCAGCCTGATTGGGTATCTCCTCCTGGCGATACGATTATAGATCTGATGGATGAGCACGGGCTTTCCGATGAAGAATTGAGTAAAAAAATAGGTTTGCCTCTCACTCGAGGCCAGCAACTTCTTCAGGGTAAGATCCATTTAAAT